TATTACCAGAAGATGAAAAGATAGATTTAGTTGTAGGCAATCCTCCTCATTTTGAAAATGAAGAAGATGCAATCAAAGCTTTGAGTGTTATGGGTAGTCCTGTTTTCAATGATCATCTGAAAGATATTATCTTAGATCCAAATTGGGATGCTCATAAAGATATGTTTAATAACCTATCGACAAGACTCTCAGATGATGGTACAATATGTTTACAACTTCACTCAGGCGGATCAAGCCCAGAGACATTTAAACCAATGGTTGAAGATTCTGGAATGAAAATTACTGGCATTTTACAGAGTAAACAATATAATGATATCTATTATATGGAGGTAAAGAAATGAGATACTGTGTAGATATTGATGGGACTATTTGTACCCTCACACCAGATCCTAAAACATATGAGGATGCAGAGCCATGGAAGGATAGAATTGACAAGATAAATAAATTGTATGATGAAGGACATCATATCACTTATTTCACTGCTCGTGGAATGGGTAGATTTTGTGATAGTCCAGATGCAAGTGTAAAAGCATCTGCTCTTTTATTTGATCTTACTGAGAGACAATTAAAGGATTGGGGATGCAAATATCATACTTTGATTTTAGGAAAACCACATGCTGATTTCTTTATTGATGACAAAGGAGTGAATTCTGATGAGTTCTTTAGGACCAAGTAGAAGGCCTCGTAATGCCCGTGCAGCGGAACCAGTAAAGTTTGTTCCAAAGGGATGGGGATATGAAAAATGGATTGCGAACTGCGAGAAATATTGTGGTAAACTTTTGTTTATCGCAAAGGATAAACAGTGTTCATGGCACTATCATAAATTAAAAGACGAAGTATTTTATATACAGAGTGGTAAGATAAAAATATATTATGGATGGGATGATGATATTGAAAAAGCAGAAGTAAAAATCCTTGAAAGAGGAGACAAGTTTCATGTGCCTATTGGATTGAAACATCGTATGTTTGCAATAGAGGATACAGAATTATTTGAATTTAGCACAGAACATATGGATTCTGATTCACATAGAATTATGCCTGGCGATTTGATATGATAGAAAAAATAACAGACATGTTATATGTTGAAAGAGATGTTCTATCTCAAGATCAGTGTGATGAGTTGATAAAATATTTTTGGGAAAGTAAAGATAAACATGATGATGGTAAAGTAGAACACTTTGTCAATGGTGAATACAAGGGTAAGTTAGTAAACAAGGATCATAAAAATTGTACTCAATTTATGTTTGAGCCTGGTCACAAGTATGCAAACTTGATGACACAAGTAATTCAAGACGCATATATGAAGTACAGAAAACAATTACCAGTATTACCAGCAGCAGAACTTGCAATATTAGATTATACAATAAGGGTTTATCCTAAAGGCGAAGGCTTTTTCAAAACACACGTTGATCAAGGTGATGGGGGAACTATATCAAGACTTTTTGGTTGCATCATCTATCTCAATGATGTAGAAGAAGGCGGAGAAACATTCTTTCCTCATTGGAATATTGGATGTAAATGCGAGAGAGGTAAAATATTATTATTTCCATGCAACTGGATATTTCCACATGGATCTAATGTGACTGTATCGGGTGAAAAATATGTACTAACTGCTTTTATAAACTATAACTACGACATGCCAATGTATTCAAATACAGAAGCATAATTATGTGGATACCATGAGGTATCTGCACATGTATATTCTTGATACTTACCTTCTAGATGTTTGGGGAAGGGGATTACTTCAATCTCCGCCCCTTCTTTTTTGGCAATCAATTCTGCAACCTCATGGAATGAGATAGGATTGCCAGTCCCAACATCGTAGATGCCGCTCCCTGCCGTATTATCTAGGACAACATCTACTACATCATTTACACATACAAAATCTCTAAAGGCATATTCAGAATCTTCAAAGATTTTAATTACCTTAGTTTCTTTAGCTTGTTTGGTAAACTTGCTTATGGGACTTGCTTGATCTCCTTTATGTTCTTCACCTTCTCCGTATACATTAAAGTATCTAAATCCCTGTACTTGTTCAAATCTATCAATATTATCTAGTACCCAGTAGTCTACAGTCGCTTTGCTCAGTGCGTAGAAATTTAACGGATTGATTGTTCCTTTTAGGTATCCAAAATCAGCGTGTATCTTACCATAGACAGATGCACTTGAGGCATATTTAACTGGGATTGAATGTTCTATTGCTTTTTCAAATAGTTTGATTGAAAACTCTACATTGTATTTGTGAATCTTATTTACATCTGTTTCAGTTGTGCTTGATATTGCTCCTTGATGTAGTATGTAATCTACTTTATCCCACCTATCATACTGATTCAAAAAATCAAAAGCATGTGATTGTTCTACTTGATATAAATTTTTACCTCCTATCTTATTTGCAAACGCTTTACCTATAAAACCGTTTGATCCTGTAAGAATAATATCGTGCATTATGTTTTTAAATAAAATACTTGTACTAATCTGTGTAAATCTTCATCGAACCATCCCTCTTCGTCAATAGCTTTGTGAAGAATATTAGAAGGATACATTACAAACCTATTATACTTCATTTTCGCAAGATGCACAAGTTTGAATGAATTGTCATCTATTCCTGATTGATCTGGGTCAGCTTGTATCCCTTTGTATGTGTAGAATCCAGTGCCTCCCTTACATTCCTTACCTTTATTCAAATAAATTACCCCAGCCCATCCTGTATCATGAATACCATCATCTATGTGGGGTCTCTCTTTTCTATCCTTAGACTGAGAAGATCTTACTGAAAAGGTTGAGTCTGCTTTAAGAGATGTTATATCTTTTACACCATACACTTGCTCACATATGGGTGTCCATACATCAACAAAACCCTCCATATCTATTGACATATCGGTCTCATCAGAGGGAAACCTTAGAGCAAGATTCCTTACCATGTTTGGGTTTTGGTAAAAATTGTCTATGTAAACTATAGGAAAACTCTCCCATCCAGCAAGTTCTACTCTAACATCCACTGGCTCAGTGATTGCAAAGGTTTTTGATTCATCGATAAAATACTTTTTCATATAACTAAATACTTCGGAGAACTAATGTGGAGAGGTTGTGGCAAAACCCAATAGTAAAGACAGTTTGAAAGAATATGCTCTTAGGAAACTTGGAAAGCCAGTTCTGGAAATCAATGTTGATGATGATCAAATTGATGATCTAATTGACGATGCCCTCCAGAGATTCCATGAAAGACATGGTGAGGGTATTGATAGGGTATTTTTAAAACACAGAATTACTGAGGCAGAAAAAGAAATAATGCTTGGTAATCCTGTCACTACTACTGGATCTAGTACATTTGGTGGTCTTACTTCTGTAGATTATACAGAGGGCACAAACTATCTTCCTTTACCAGACACTATCATAGCAGTCCAGAAAGTATTTAAGATGGACTCATCAACCATATCTGCTGGTATGTTCAATCTTAAATACCAGATCTTTCTTAATGATTTATACTACTACGGAGCGATTGATTTACTCAACTATGCAATGACTAAATCATATCTAGAAACTCTTGATTATATACTCAACCCAGATGTTCAGATAAGATTTAATAAGAAAAACAGCAGACTATACTTAGATGTAAATGTAAAGGAACTTACGAATGATGATTTCTTAATCATAGATTGTTATCGTATTGTAGATCCAGAAAGTGAAACTAATGTTTACAATGATCATTGGTTAAAGATGTATGTAACATCTCTCATCAAACGTCAATGGGGACAGAACCTTATTAAATTTACTGGCGTAAAACTACCTGGCGGATTAGAACTTAATGGTAGACAGATATATGATGATGCTGTCATGGAGTTAGAAAAACTCGATGAGAAGTTAATGGAAGAATACGCAATGCCACCTCTAGACTTTGTTGGATAATGCCTTTATCACCTTTCTTTCTACATGGATCTCCAAGTGAACAAAGACTAGTTCAAGACTTGGTGAACGAACATTTACAGTTGTTCGGTCAAGATATCCTATATTTACCTAGAAAAATCATCAATCAAAATACAGTGATTAAAGAAATCACTGCTTCCAAGTTTGATGATAGTTTTAGATTGGAGGCGTATCTCGTAAACGTTGATGGTTTCGGAACTCCCTCTGACGTACTCACCAAATTTGGTGTCAGAGAACAAGATGAAATTACTTTAGTTGTATCCAAAGAAAGATATGACGATTTCATCACCCCCTTTATAAACAAGTTTCCAGAAGATTCAAGAGCAAGTGCTGTGTCACCACAAGAAGGTGATTTGATTTACTTACCTTTAGATAACGCTTTATTTGAAATCAAATACATTGAAAGAAAAGTGCCATTCTACCAAGTGAATGAACTCTTCATGTATGAGTTTAGATGTGAAATCTTTGAGCCTGAGGATGAAGTTGTTGATCTACCAGATGGATTGACTGATAAGAATGGTGAAGATGTAGATGATGGTATCATTACTCGTGGTAATATTATAACTTTACAACTAGACAAGGATGATAATACAAATGCTTTAGCATATGTTTCACTCGCATCCACAGTTCCAGGCGTAAAATCTGTTCAACGTGTGCCACTATTCAATGATGGTAACTACTTGGGAACTCCAACAGTTCAGATATTTAAACCAAAACAGGGCAATCAAGCTACTGGAACTGTAACTATTGCAGAGGGTGGCATAGACACCGTAACTCTAACAAGCAGTGGATCTAATTACCTTAGTGTTCCTACTGTAACATTTACCCCACCTAATCTAACCACATCATCACAGATTAAATTTGGTAATAATTCATTACATCATACCTCAGTCACAGATGTAATTGGTGCTAACTTCCATTTTGCAACCAATGTAGATTCTAGAGATAGTGGCAACGGTAGATTATCATTAAGTTTCTGGTTGTATCCTACTAAGTTTGACCCAGCAGTCAATGGCGGAACAGTCATGTGGACTGATAG